GTGGGCATCACTCCAGGTGGCATGGAAACTGACATCACCACTGGAGAAGAAATGAGTCAGATGCAGCCGCCCGGTGCTGCAGACATCACTGGGCCAGGCGCAGCATTGCCAGGAGCCGCACCTGGCGGAGCACTGCCAGCTTCAGGCGCACCTGGCGGAGTATAAATACAGTTATGCTGCTACGTGAATTTTATAAAAAAGAACCTGAAGCCTATCAGGATCTGTCGCAAGACAACAGTCAACCCACTATGGGCGATTTGCGCAAAACAAGATTGACTCTGCGGCAGCTGAACAAACTGCGTAAAATGAACGACGTTCGTGCTTACGAGTACAAAGAAAAAATCAAATTGGTGCGGCAACAGTACGCACCACCGCCTGCTGCTCCTGTTTGATCAGCAATTTATCGTCATTTTGACTCCTTAAACCGCAGAGTTTTTGCCTGTTATGTAAATAACAGCACACTTTACCTATAGGAGTTTTCCCTTATGAACAAATTTGAACAGTTGATCGAATACGTGATCAACGACGAAGAACAAAAAGCTCGCGAGCTTTTTCACGACATAGTGGTAGCTAAAAGTCGTCAAATCTATGAAAATCTCATGCAAGAAGAAGATCTAGATGAAGCCAAGCACGAGGAAGAACTCGACGAAGCTGCTGACGAAGAACTCGACGAAGCTGCTGACGAAGAACTCGACGAAGCTGAAGAAATGGACGAAGGTGCCATGGGCGGCGATGCCAGTGACCAACTCATTGACGAAATTGAAGCTGACGAACAGCAAGACATGAGCATGGAAGCCGAAGAAGACGACATGGGCGGCGACGATATGGGCGACGACGATATGGGCGGCATGGGCGACGATGCTGGCAGCGACGAGCCTGCAACCAAAGACGATATCATGAATTTGGAAGACAAATTAGATCAGTTGATGGCCGAATTTGAAGATCTAATGGCTGGCGACGACATGGGCGGCGACGGCGATGATTTTGGTAGCGACGAAGGTGGTGATGCCATTGAGATGGACGACACAGAAGAAATGATGCCAATGGCAGAAGCCTTGACATTGAAAGCAGCCCCAAAGCCAGTGACCACCGAACAAGGTGATGGTAAAGCAGGTCCTGTAGCATTCAACAGCGGTGCAGCTGGCATGGCCAGCAAGCCTGTAAAGACTGGTGCAGACGGCGGTGGTCATCATGACAGTTCTGCTTACCGCAATTCAGTGAAAGATCTTGGTGTGACTCCTACGCAGGATGCTGGAAAAAAAGCTTTTAAATCTGCTGCTCCTGCACCAGTCAAAAGCCAAGCCAGTGGTGTAAACACCAAGAGCCCACTGCCTGGCGGACGCAAAGGTTAATTAGATGTCGTCTAGATACCTAAGAGAAGATCTGACTTTTAGCCAGGCCAACATCCAAGTTTTGGAAGAAGCTGATGTGTCTGGCAAAAAGAACCTCTATCTCAAAGGCATTTGCATTGAAGGCGACAAAAAAAATGCAAATGAACGAATCTATCCCAGACACGAAATTATCAAAGCAGTTGAAACCATCAATGAACAAATCCGTCACGGAAACTCTGTGTTAGGTGAAGTGGACCATCCAGACGATTTAAAAATCAATTTAGATCGAGTGTGTCACACAGTGGAAGGTATGTGGATGGACGGACATGCTGGCTGCGGCAAATTGAAAATATTACCAACTCCCATGGGCGAGTTGGTAAAAACTCTGCTGACGTCTGGTGTCAAACTTGGTGTCAGCAGTCGTGGATCTGGAAATGTTGACGACAGAACAGGACATGTAAGTGACTTTGAGATAGTCACTATAGATGTGGTTGCCCAACCCAGTGCTCCTAATGCGTATCCTACAGCAATCTATGAAGGCCTCATGAATATGAAGCATGGTCATCGAATCTTAGAGATGGCAAAAGAGAGTGGCGAAAGCGACAAAGTGCAGAGATACTTGCGTGAAGAAGTAAAACGACTCATTCGAGATCTCAAAATCTAAGGAGAATAAAGCATGTTTGATGCTATTAAACCATTGCTAGATAGCGGCTTGATCAACGAAGATGTCAGCAAAGAACTCAACGAAGCTTGGGAATCTAAACTGACCGAAGCTCGTGAACAAGTGCGTGCAGAACTGCGTGAGGAGTTTGCACAGCGCTATGAGCATGACAAAACAGTGATGGTAGAAGCCCTAGATAAGATGGTAACAGAAGGTCTTGCAGGAGAATTGGCCAGCATTGCTGCTGAAAAGCAAGCATTGGCCGAAGATCGTGTGAAATTTCAACACAAGATGAAAGAGTCAGCAACCAAGTTCAACAACTTTTTGGTGACCAAATTGGCTGAAGAAATTTCTGAACTGCGCAAAGATCGCAAAATGCACACCGAAGGAGTTGCAAAACTTGAAAACTTTGTGGTGCAGGCATTGGCTAGAGAAATTCAAGAATTTGCCAAAGACAAGCGTGATGTTGTAGAAACAAAAGTGCGTCTGGTTCGTGAAGCTCGTGCCAAACTACAAGGACTCAAAGCAAAATTTGTCAAAGAATCTGCTGAGAAAATGAGTCAAGCTGTTAGCCGTCATTTGAAGGCCGAACTTAATCAGTTACACGAAGATGTCAAAATTGCTCGAGAGAACAATTTTGGTCGGAGAATCTTTGAAGCCTATGCTGCGGAATTTGGTGCTACCCATCTTAATGAGAAAGCGGAAGTACGTAAGTTGCAAGACATGTTGGCCAACAAAGATCGTAAATTGGCGGAAGCCATCAATTTCACCAAGAAGGCCAAAGTTCTTGTTGAAAGCAAAGAACGCGAACTGCGTATGGTAAAAGAATCCAACGAGCGTCAAAGCACAATGGATGAACTGCTGCGTCCCTTGAACAAGGAAAAGCAGCAAATCATGCGTAATTTGCTCGAAAGCGTCCAGACCGCAAGGTTGAAAAACGCCTTTGAAAAGTATCTACCAGCAGTGCTGGAAGACCGTTCTGTGAAAGCCACAAAAGTGATCACAGAAAATGTCACCGCAGTTACTGGTGATAAAACTGTTCCGAACCAGCAGACCGCCCAGGAAGATCGCAGCAATGTGATTGACTTGAAGCGCCTGGCAGGGCTTTAAAATTTTTTAGGAGACTTAAATGTCACAAGAACTATTAGAAAGTCGTTGGGATGAGACCAAAGAGGCCCTACTAGAAGGCCTTCAAGGCACCAAACGCAATAGCATGAAAGTTATTCTTGAGAATACTCGACGCTATTTGAAAGAGAACGCTTCTTCTGGAAGCACTGTGGCCGGTAACATTGCCACACTGAACCGTGTGATTCTGCCCGTGATCCGACGTGTGATGCCAACCGTTATTGCTAACGAGTTGGTTGGCGTTCAGCCCATGACCGGACCTGTTGGACAGATCCACACTCTGCGTGTGCGCTATGCCCAGAGCTTGACTGACAATTCAGCTGCTCAAACTAGCGTTACCGCTGGTCAGGAAGCACTGAGCCCATTCACTATTGCTACTGCTTACTCCACAGTTCCACAAGGAACCAGCACAGCCTCCACCTACACTGGTGGTGCAACTGCTGTGATGGAAGGCACTGGTGGTAAGCAAATTTCTGTGCAGATCCTGAAGCAAGCTGTTGAAGCTAAGACTCGTAAATTGCAAGCTCGTTGGACATTTGAAAGTGCCCAAGACGCTCAAGCCATGCATGGCATCGACGTTGAAGCCGAAATCATGGCTGCTCTGGCACAAGAGATCACAGCTGAAATTGACCAGGAGATTCTCCTGAGTCTCCGCAGCCTGGCCGCCACTGAGTTCACTTACAACCAGGCTACTGTTTCTGGTACAGCCACATTTGTTGGTGACGAACACGCCGCACTGGCTGTGTTGATCAACCGTGTTGCTAACCTGATTGCTCAGCGTACACGTCGTGGTGCTGGTAACTATGCAGTGGTCAGCTCTGCTGCCCTCACCGTGCTGCAAAGTGCTACCACTTCTGCGTTTGCTCGCACCACCGAAGGTACTTTTGAAGCTCCTACCAACACCAAGTTTGTTGGTACACTGAACGGCTCTATGCGTGTGTTTGTTGACAGCTATGCCAGCGACACAACTCCTGTGCTGGTTGGTTACAAAGGTTCCAGCGAAGCTGACGCTCCTGCATTCTACTGCCCATACATTCCATTGATGAGCAGCGGTGTTGTTCTGGATCCGTCAACATTTGAACCAGTCGTGAGCTTCATGACTCGTTATGGTTACATTGAGCTTACCAACACTGCCAGCAGCTTTGGTAACGCTGGTGACTACGTGGGTGAGATCGCTGTGTCTAACCTGTCTTTCAGCTAATCAACTGGCTGTATTGCAAATCACAAAAAGGGCCGCAAGGCCCTTTTTTTTCTTATTGTTATGATAAAAACATTGCACAATGCTCATTCACGATTGTATTTGAACCAGTGGTTTACTGAGGATACATTGATTGTAACAGATGACGATGTTGATAGTCAACGTCTTAAAGAATATATTGATGATGCGGCAGACCCTGTAGTGGTTGATCTTTCAATGAACAGTTGCCCGCTCAAATATGTTCCAGAATTTTTGCGCCATCGGTCCATACTGACCACAGAGTATCAGTACTGGTATGACGCCCCTTCAAACTTACATTATTTTCCATTTTGGTTATGGATGTTTAGTCTGAGAGCCAATTTTTATAATTCTGGTAACTGGATTTATGACGCATCTGGCCGCAAAAATACTGAGATAATGTGTCTCAATCGAAACGCTCGTGCGCATAGATTTATGTTGGGATTACTCTTGGGCGAAGACATTGACAAAGTGCTTTACACCTGGGGTGGTGGCAGATTGCCAGATGACCATTGCAATATTGCTGACGTTGGAGTTGCAAATCGCGCTTATAACCAATGTGCAGTGAACTTGGTAACTGAAACTGAAGTTGATGTGCAATCTCTGTCAGAGAAAACCTGTAAACCTTTTGTGGCTAGACAGATACCGATCATTGTAGGACCTGTTCATGCCAATCAATTTCTCACTGACATTGGGTTAGATATGTTTCCAGATGTTGTGCCCTGGCATTTGTGGGATCATGAGCATGACTGGTTAATTCGAGTAAATCTAGTGGCCAAATTTGTTAGACATTGGATTCAAAGCGGAACTATTTTGCAAGATTATAAAACTTTGATACCAAGGGTTGAAAAAAACAAAACTTATTTTCACAGCGACCAGTTTAGATCAACCATACTGAAACGCATGCCCAATGTGAATCATTACTAGATAAAGTCAAAATAAAAACCTGCACATCCAAGCTGGTCAGACCAGGAGTAGTGCAGGTTAGTAATATAATTTAACGACCTAAGCTATTGTTGTCATAGAGTGAATATTTATTATACACTTTATACTTTGAACCAACTTAGAAATTGGCTCACACGGGTGGCAACGTCTTGCCAATTGTCAAATTCTGATTGCCTAAACAGTCTGGCAGTGGTATACCAAGGACTGTCGTTGCGATCTGTTAACCATCGCCAGTCAGTGGCAAATTTTTGTAGCATCACCCAAGTTGGACGACCCAGTGCTCCGCTCAAATGACTGATGGCTGTATCCACTGAAATGACCACATCCATGTGCATGATCAAAGCAGCAGTGTCATGAAACCCAGTGATAGAGTTGGGGAAAAGTCTCACACCAGCTTCAGCCATTTGTTGTGTTTCTTCATCACTGGCATCA